TTTGGGAAAATTGCAGGTGTAAATTGCTTTGTTTCAAGTTACCTGAACAACACAGATATGGGCGTTCCAGGAACACCATTAACTATCAACCCAGCAATGGCAGTATTCTCTGGTGATGCACTTAGAGGTGCTATCTCTGGTGGAATTAACCTAGAGATTGAACGTAGGGCCGCTGCGGTTGGATTTGATGTTGTGGCGAGTGCCGCGATGGGGGCAGATACAATTGATGCTTCTCGTGGTGTTATCATTCACGACGACCAATCATAATCCTAACTTAGGACTATAACGAAAGATATGAGGGCATTGCCCTCATATCCTCACAAAGGAGAATAACATATGACGATGTCAACTGACGCAAATTTGATAGAATATTTACCAGAGATACTAAACTATGGTATTGACGAGTTTCCGGCAGAACACGGAAGAGCAAGAGATGATATTCTTCGTAGATTGAGAACAGAATGGTGGCCAAAAACATCGTACACTGGAATAGATAATGAGATGGATTCTACAAAACTGACAGAATCACAATTTACAAAGTGTGCAACATACTTGGTGTTGGCTGATTATGCACTCCCACAACTCACAAAATGGAACTCGGAGGGAGAAGAAGACAGATTTCAAGTGATGATGAACCATTACCAGAAAAAGTATGAAGAAGAATTTAACTCAATACTATATGATGGTGTCGAGTATGACTCTAACGATGATGGAGTAGTTAAAGACTACGAAAAAGAAGCAAAACATTACAGCAATAGATTGTACAGATAATGTCAAGGCTAGACACAAAATCATTTAAAAGAGACCTAAAGAAATTAAAAAAGGGTGTAAATAAAGGAATAACAAAAGGGAATGAGAAAGCAACAGAAAGTCTGTTAAATACTATACTTGAAAGAACAGCAAAAAGCCGAGGATTAAAAGGCACATTTCCAAAGTACACCAAAGAATATGCAAAAAGAAAAAAGAGCAAGAAAGTAGATTTAAGAGTGTCAGGTGATATGTTAGATTCACTTAGAGTGACAAAAAGACAGAATAATACAATGCTAATAGAATTTGCTGATAAGAAACAAGAAAAGAAAGCAGAAGGTGTTAGCGAAAAGCGTCCATTTATGGGCTATACAAAGAAAGAATGGCGAGAATTTCAAAAAACATTTGGTAAAGAATTTAAGAGACACATATGAGTACTAAAACAAGTTATAGAGAAAACATCGCCAAAGATATTGTCAAGGCGATAAGAAGTATTAAGTCGGTACGATATACAACTAGAGATGTAATCGAACCTGATGAATTAAGCGATGCACAGTTTCCAGCAGTGCTAGTTCAGACTGGCTCAGAAGTTAAATCAGAGTCAAGTATGGGTCACGACAGAATGGGAACAATTGAATACGAACTGACTGGGTTTGTTAAGGGGAAGTACTTAGATACTGCCCGAAACAAATTAGCAGATGCGTTAGAAGAGAAATTGTACGAAGACAGAACACGAAACTCGTATGCTGTTGATACAATAGTAACGGAAGTCATTACTGATGGTGGTGTGATATTTCCGATCGGTGCTATACAAGTTATGGTCACCGTTGAATATATTCACCAGTCAGGTGATTTAACAAAGTAAATCTTAAAGGAGATTAATTATGGCAGTTATAAAAGGTAAAGACGGAACAGTTTCAGCAGGTGGTTCTAACGTAGCCAACGTTACATCGTGGAGTTGTACACAAGAAGCAGACGTCCTAGAAACGTCAGCGATGGGAACAGGCGGCGCTAAAACATACGTTGGTTCAATGACATCTTGGAGTGGAACAGTTGAATGTTTCTTAGATACATCAGCACAACACGGCGCATTGACAGTTGGTGATTTAGTTTCAATAGTACTAGACACAGATGGTTCTGGTTCTTCAGCAGGTTCAGTATATTCTGGTGATGTTATCATAACGTCAGCGGCTACAACAGTTGGAGCAGCCGATATTGTTACAGTGAGTTTTGATTATCAAGGCACTAGTACTTTAACGATAGCGTAATAGTATGAGTGTTTTAAACAATGCAAAAACGCATTTCAAGGGTGTAATAGGCGGTGATTTAGTTTCGATTGATGTTGAAGAATGGAAGACAAAGATATACTTTAAACCATCTGCAACATTAAAGCAAACAGAAGCAATAATCGCCTTACACTCTGAAAACAAATTAGCCGAAGCCATGGCTACCGTATTAATCATACGGGCGTTAAATGAAGATGGAAGCAAAATGTTTGTGGGAGCAGACAAGTACGACTTGATGAACAATGTAGACCCATTGGTCATAACTCGTGTGTCATCAGAAATATTAGACTACGAGCCTGAAATTGAGGATATAAAAAAAAAGTAGAAACGGATAACGATGTCTATTTTATGTTCCAACTTGCGGAACATCTTAATATGAATGTTGAAGACATTATGTCAATGTCTAGGACAGAATATGCTGGTTGGAACACATATTTTGAACTGAAAAATGAAAGGAGCAAATAATGCCAAACCAGTACACAGCAAAAATTCAGATAACGGCAGAAGACAAAGCATCAGGCTCAATAGATAAATTATCCAACAAGTTTGACCCTCTTAATAGAAAAGCGAGAAAGTTCGACAAGAATATGTCGAAAGCAGACAAGTCTATTAAGAAGTCAAGCAAGTCAATGAACAAACTAAAATCTGCAATGGGCTTAGCCGCTGTTGCGGGTGCCGCATTTGCTGCCGTTAAACTTGTCGGTAATAAGATTAACGATATGGATAGTTTGGCTAAATCAGCCAGAGCCGCTGGTGCCGCATCATCTAACGAGGGATTCAAGGGATTCCAAGTACTTAAACAAGCAATGAGTGAAGCGGGCATCGAAGCCGCGACATACGATAGAGCCCTGTTACAAACAACCAGCAGACTAAAAGCAGGTACAGAAGGCCAGAAGTCATACAAAGCAATAACAGACAAACTTGGTAACTCAATTAGAACGTCGAACGGTGAATTAAAAACTGGTCCAGACTTGCTAATAGCAATGACTAACGCTCTGAATGATGGCACAATATCAACTGAAGACTTCGCTAAAGTAGTGGGTGGTCGTGCTGGTCCTTTGATTCAACAGCAGTTTGCGTCAATCAATAAGACAGCGGAAGACTTACAAAAGACACTAGACGATACAGCACAACATACTGACATTATCAATTTGAAAGATGCCAAAATGGCAGAATTGTTCAATGATAATATATCCAGACTGAAGAATTCATTTGGTAGTCTGATGACAAAAGCGATACGACCATTGCTACCAGTTCTAAACAAATTAGTCGAGTCTGCACTTAGAGTTATGCCACCAATTGTAGAGAAAATAGGAGCGGCATTCAGTGCTATAGGAGAAGTTCTAGGGCCATTGGCTAAAGTGTTATTCCCATTAATATGGAAGTCATTGTGGCCAGTTAGACTGGCATTTAAAGTATTCGGATTCTATATTAAGACCATTATATTTCCAATATTTAAAGTACTCATAACGATAGTCACAAAAGTGGCAGAAGTTATTTCAGGATTCGTTGATGGAATAATAAAGGCATTCACAGCAATTAAAACATTTGGTGGTAAAATCGCTAAGTTCTTTGGATTTGGTGAGGGTGACGAAATTGAAGTTACTGGTAATAAGAATGTTAACCAAACATTAGATGTCGTTGATAAAATGAAAGAAAAAACTAGCAGTACTAGTACATTCAACAAGAACGGTAAAAAAGGACTAGTAACATCAAGTCTGGCAGTACCGTCAAACTTAACAGTCAACGTCGCTAGACTGAACGTTGATGGTGCTGATCCAGTTGGAAGTCAAAAAGCACTAGAACAATTAATCAAGGGTGTTGCGTCCCAGACAGCAGTAGACGTTCTCATTCAAAACCAAAGATTCGGAGGATTATCAAGTGCCTAGTATACCATTACCAAACAATTTATCTATAAACTCATCATATGCACAGTCGGGTAGAACAAGACTTGTAGAATTTGGTGACGGATACGTACAAAGAACACCGTTAGGAATCAATAATAGAATAAGAAGCATTGTAGTAGTACACGAGAATCTTAGTTCAATAGACGCGGCGACAGTACTATCTGTATATGATAGTGTACAAGCGTCGGGTGACCCAATTACCATAACGTCTAATCAAATGTTAACAACAGACGGAAAGTTTCACGTCTTAGAAGTCAATGTTGAAATGGCAGATAATGATAGAAGAACTATTTCAGCAACTATGAGAGAGGTCTTTGATTTATAATGGCATACATTGAAGAAGAAGTACAAAAATTAGTCACTGACCCTATAGTTGACCTGATAGAGTTTGACTTCACGTCAATTCCTACAAGGACAGAAAAAGTGTATATAGCATCAAGCCTACAAACTGGCTCTGGTCCACAAACTGGACAGCAAGTTAAGTTTCAGTGGCAGGTGAATAATTATGAACACATAGACTTTAAAGCATCTGGATTCTTATCTGACTTAACAGGCTCAACCGCAGAACCTGAGTTGACGGTGGCGGCAGACTTACTATATGCACTATCATCGTGGCCCAATCTTGACCTTATAGACTATAGAGGCGTCATAGTTAAAAGAAGAAGAGTGTTTGTTTCTAATACAGAAGCAGTACAACCACAGTCATACTACATTAAAAAAGTCAGTGTACTCACTTCAAGTGAGATAACATTTGTATTAACACCTAACCGTAGTACAGAACGACTTAACAGAAAAAGTTGCAACATATTGGATATATAAATTATGCCAGCAGATAAGACACATTTAAGAAACAGATATAAAGGTATCCTTGATGTAAACGAGGAGGGTAAATTTGAAGTCGATATGGAGAAATATAATAAAACCGTATTGGCACAAACCAAACAAACAGCCAAAGTTACAAATGCCTTAGATATACACGGGTCACAAGTTCAATTCTCAACATACACCGCCAATAAAAATATTAAAGAAGAAAAACCTGTCACTGCTGATGGTATAGAAATGGGCTACCAAATTGAAAGAGGTGTTGTGCCAATTATATACGGTCACGTTGGAATGTCAAGTACACAGTACGATAAAGGACAAATTCTCAGTGAGTTAGACTCTTCGAAAGTTAGACAAACAATTAGAATACCACTATCTGAAGGTCCTATTGTTGGACTGTCATACCAAGATCCAGCGACAGTTATTGATAACACAAATGTGTACGTAACCCCTGGAATAGCAAACCCAGAACACGCTAAAGCAGTACTCATCAATCGTAAACATATAGTTGACCCGACAACAGACAAAGCAAACTATGAAGATGTTGATGTAGTAGTAACAAAGGGCGCTGGTAACACTACAAACTACCAGACATTCTCAATTACACAGTACGAACCGATAATTGCAAACCCGTCAACTGGTGCATTAGATGTTCCTATTGAAGTTGAAGAACAAAAGACATTTATAAACGACTTATCTGACGTACAAGCAACAGACAAAGGCCCCGACAGTATTATTTATTGGAACTCAGATAACGGACAATGGGAATCCAAATCACTCAGCGAGATGATGCGTGACGCACAAGTTACAGTAACCGGCGGCACGGGCGGCACGGGTGGCTCTGGTGGAGGCGGCGGAGACGGTGGACAAGGCGGAAGTGGTGGGGTCGGCTCATTCGCTGAAGCAATATATTACACTCAATGGAATCCACCACCAACACACGTTAGAGTTCAATACAGTGGAACAGGTCAACCAGTAGACGAAACGAGCGTAGTAACAACTACAACTACAACTGACCCAGAAGAATTACCAGCACAAATAACACCACACGGAGCACCATTAAGAAATATAGACCAAGTAACACCAGAGTTCTCGTGTAATATGTCATTTGCTAACGTTGACGAAAAAGTAAAAGAAATATCGATTATAACGAACTTTCCAGATGGCTTATATAAAGAAATTAAGACTGAGACTGAAACTAAAACAAATCCAAACCCACACGAAGACTTACACCACGAAATTAAAATATGCGACACAATTAGAGAACCATTGGTAGCAATGGGAAGCAGTCTGAAAGATGCACGAGGAACTGTACAATCAGATGGTGGTGGTAACTTAGAATGTCTACTGCCAGACATTGAAATAGTAACAATTGCTGGCGGAGGTGCTTCTGAGTCATACGAAAAAGCAACAACAATCACTAAGACAACAGGTCACGTTTGGGTGCGTTATGTACTAACGACAGAGTTATGCGACAGAGAGTTTGTTTTGGATGAAGGCACATATGAAATATCAGGCTTAGAAGTGTCTGCGTACGAACATAAAGAAACACTAGCACTTGAGAATATGAACGCTGGGTCAAGAACTGTACTGACAGGTGACTTAAGAGGAACACACCAGTTAGGTCCATTCTCAGATGATGAAAACGCCAATTGCGATACGACACTTGTTGAAGACTACAACTGGTCAGAGTATGATTTAGAAGATTACTTAGATATGTATCCTGGTCAAATTATCAACAGTGTAACCGGTGAATCGAAAATAAAGATATACACTTGGATTGAAAATAGATATTTCTACAATGACACAACATTAAATGAAGAAGGTCGAATAAAAATTGACGACTATAGATTATCAACAAACTGTTATTTTAAAGAAGTTAGAATAGAAAAACCTATGGATGTCTTTGGAGACTATTATAGTACAGGTACTACAGTATTGACTAAACCGTTTCACAAAAGTGAGCCAAACCATAAATGGCGATGGGGTAGAAGACTAGGTGGACAAGATGATAATAACTTTAAAGCAACACTAAACACAAAAGCATTTGAATTAGAAGATAAAAGAATACAAGCAGGTTTGGCTGGCGGTCAATACCTTGACTTCTCATATCCAGTTCCACTTGCTATAATGGCGAATATTAATCCTGGAAGTAGTGGTGGTACTGGATCCGGTGGTGATACTGGAGACTCCGGAGTAGTTGGTAGTCCTGGTCAGACTGGTACAGTAACTGTGCCAGTAGTTGAGCCTATACCAACAGTAGATTGTTCGAAGAGTACATACGATAGTACAATCGCCTCACAAACTATAACATTAGGGAATATAACAGTCGCTAACACTGATGCCGCTATGATTAACACTCTTACTATTTCAGTGGCAGCAACAACAGGAACATTGTTTCCAAATCCACCATTAGCAAGTGGTGTAACAGTTGTGTCAGGAACTAATACAGAAACACTTGTGTTATCAGGTACAGCAGCCGCATTACAAAACACATTAACGACTGGGATTAGACTGGCTGTGGCATCATCAGCATCTGGTACATTAGAACTGAACAATTACATTATAGGAACAGGATCGAAAGGCACAAGAAAAATATGCCAAATATTAGATATTCCAGAGAGAGACACGAACACGTCACGTCTACACCACGATACGAATTCATTTGTTAAACCAGTTCCCGCAGGCGCACTACTTAGAAACACAATTGCTTGGGTAGATATGGCATATAGACCAAAACAAGATGAAGAAGAATTAAAACTAGAAGAACTACAGTTCATCGTAGGTGGTAGAGATGATATGGAAGCACCATCAGAAAATGACTTGTCATTATCATTATGGATAGATGCTGACTACACTAGTACAACAAAGAATTGGACAAACAACACTGCTTGGGTATTCTGGGATTATCTTACAAATGAAAATTATGGATTGGGCCTAGACATCGTTATGGATGCAGAACAAAAAGAAACACTTGCAATAGAAGTATATAAAGCGGCGCAATGGTGTTCACATATACCAACAGGTTCTACTGTTCCAGCATCGACATTCGACGGCGTAATACACGGCGCAGAATCAAAGATTGAAGCCCTACAGAAGATAGCAGGACAGATGCACAGTAGACTACGATTTATAAATGGTAATCCTAGGCTAGTGAGTGATTTTATGAGTCATTCGTGGACTAGTGACACTTACACACACACTCCAACAGTAAAGAAAATAGTCAACCAAACAAATGCGGCTAACTTAACTTATGTTGGTGGTTCAATGGAGAATATATTTAATGTAGTAAATGTTAAATGGAATAACCCAACAAACTATCACAAATCAGAAATAGTACGATACGAAAATGCTGCCAGTATTACAAAATACAGTGAGAGAGAACAAGGACTAGAAACATTTGGATGTGCAAACGAACAACAAGCAATGTGGACAGGTGCTTGGTACTTTGAAACAAACCAAAGCAACACTGACACAGTTTCATATATGGCTGGGTGGGATCACTATGACACTATCCCAGGAGACTTGATTTGTCTAGTAGACGAATATAGACCAGACTCATCGGACAAAGGCGGAAGAGTTGCTTCAGTGAACGGCTCGACACTCACATTAGACAGAGACGCTGGATC